GCACCAAGACTTGTATCATACGAACCACTCTCTCCACCAAACACTGATACAGATTGTGCATTAGGATATAATTTCTTTGCATAAACTTTATAATCCTCAGCAGTAACACATCTACCCTGAGATGCATAATCAAGAGGTGCATTGTATTTAATTGATTTTAAAGTTTCTGGTTCAGCACCACCATTTGCAGCATCTTGAGTAAAAACTGATACATCAGTAATTGTAGCAATTGCTCCAGAATTTGAAAATATAGAAGCACCATTTGCAGCTATTTTATTAGTTACAATATAAGTTAAAATTACAATATTATCATCAGACAACGCTGCACCAACTATTCCATCTCCAAAGTACACTTCATAAAGTCCAGCTTCTACTTCTTGTAAAAAATAAACTTTACTGTCAGTTTCAACTTGAGTTATATCTGTTGCTTGTGTATATGTATTTGTTGTAGTGTCACTTGAGGAAATTTGAACTTTAATTGTTAATGTAGACGTATCTGCCCTATTGTTTCTAAGAAGAAATCTTTGATCAACATCAGATGAATCAACAGTATATCTTGTTGTTACAAAAGTTCCTTCATAGATAGGAACATTATTAAACAGAATACCAGACCCAACATTTGGTGCAGTAATATCTGAAGCAGTAACAAATTGATAATTCGTTCCATCAACACTCGTTGTAAATACTGTTCCAGCATCCATTGTTGCTTTTGTCATTGTGGGAGTATTTAATGTAACATCAATAATTGCCTTAGGAGCTTTAGCAGATGTAGGAATATACCCTAGAGTTTTTGCGTGAGAAATAATACTTGAACGTAAGGATGCACTATCAAGAAACATTTCGTTTGCAAGCATGTTAGCATTGAAACCAAGATAGTGTGTATTGTAAGCAAGAATATCCAATAGAATGTTTATGCCTGCACCTTCAAAATCGTAGTCTTTAAATTCTGTTTGCGCTTTAAGGAATTGCTTAAGATTGCCTTTTACTTCATCAAAATCAAATTCTGTTACGTTTAGTCTGGATTCATTTATTGCCATTATCGTAATCTCTCTAGAAATACCGTTAAATCTACTAACTCAGTTGGTGCATTTACAACATAAAATGATATAGTACACTCATATTCATTACGGTCTAAATCTGGTCTTGCTGATACACTAATTAATCTTGCTCTTGGTTCAAAATTTTCAATCACCATTTCGATTTTTCTTGTAAGGATATGAGAAGTTGTAGGAGTCATATTTTCAAACAACATATCTCTAACCCCTGATCCAATTTCTGGATGAAAAGGTTTTTCATAGTGATTCAATAATACAAGATTGCGAACAGAACGCTTAACTGCTTGAATATCATTTACTTTACTAATATCATTAGACGCTGCCTTTCTTCCAAAGAAAAGGTCTAGATCAGTATACTGTTTGACACTCCGTTCAGATTCATTTAGAGCTTGTGAATCTGTAAAAGCAGTTGGTGTTGGCATTATAAACTCCTATCATTATTATTTATAAGATGTTTTTAATATATTTCTATTTCTGATATTACAGCATCAATATTATCATGCCAATAATTTAAAAACTTATGTACTTTTGGGTATTGAGGTTTTACATCATCTGTTTGCCAAATAAACTGTTGTAAAATATTATGACAATCAGGCCTCCAATAAAAAACATTTACAGTTACGATAGTATTTTTTATTATAATCATTTAATTAATTCTATCTACTAATAAAACGTGGATCATAAGTATCATTGTAAGAATATGCAACTTTTAATTTTGTTCCTTCAGGCACTTGTGCTTCATTAATTCTCCCTTCATACGGGCCTGCTTTATCTTGAGTTATTGTTAATACTTTTCCACTAACTGTATAAGTATCATACCCCCTTTGAGCTTGACTTAAAGGTTTCAGTTCTTTAATTTTACCAACATCATTATCTGTATAGTAACCATATACAGCTTTAATGTCTACAGGAGTAAATCTTAAAGTAACACCATCATCAGTAAATTTTGAGAAGAATTCTCTTGTTTGAATTGGACGACTTGAAAACCCTTTATCAGCTACAGTCTTTTTAACCCATTTCGTTCTACTTCCAATACGATCACCACTAATATTAGTTTCAACTGTTTTTGTTGATGCATCATTAGGTGTCGTAACCTTAACTTTATTCCCTGCTGTTGTTACTAAATCTGAAAAGAGTGTAGCAACTATAAGAACACCTGTATCTTCTGTAGGTGGTGTTGTTCCACTAACAAGATTTGGATTTCCTGATATATCAAATTTATAAGCATCTTCTTGACCAGCAGGAATATCTACTCCTGATTGAACAGATGCTACAATCTTTGAAAGGTCTTCTTTAACTCCAGCAATAAATGTATTTGGAACTAATGTAGAAAGTTTTTCTGATGATGAATCTATTATAGGTTGCAAAGATTCTGGTGCTTTCTCTATCGCATCAGATAAACCATCAGCTGCTTTTGTAAAATTTGGAATTGAAACAGCTGAACATAAACCACTTCCACCCTGTATTGCAGAAAGAGCATCTGTAACTAGAGTATCTAAAGAAAATCCAGCACTCGATAATGCTGTTCCAAAATCACTAGTAATATCAGCTAGTGCTTGAGTATGTGCAGAACTTCCTGGCGTTAAACTTGATAAACCTGTTAACAGTGATTGTAAATTAAGATCAGGAAGAGCTGGCATTTCTGGTATTAAAGCTCTAAGTTCTGTTTCAAGAGAGTTTAAATCAGAAAGTGCATTTGCTGCCAGAGTTGAAGCATCATCCTCTAAACCATCAATAGCAGTTTTTATTAATTTTTCAAACTCAGTTTGTATGGCATTAAATTCAGGACTTGTACCACATAAATTTGGAATTTTAAGATCTGCCATGATTGTATCCTATAATCCTGTTACTGCATCTGTACCAGTAGACCTTGCGGGCGATACTGGATGGGTATGATCAGTTTTTCCAGTTTCTTTATCAACATAATGATCACCATCCATTTTCTCTTTAAATGCACTAACATAATGATTAGTTACTTCACCTGTAAATTTATGAGTATGAATTCCAGTAGTGGTTCGTGCCACATTTGAATCAACTGTTTCAGTTAGAGTACTCTCAGAATGAATTGTCATTGCTCCAGCAGACTTCATATTTAACTTACCACCAGATTTAAATGACATAATACCAGATTCAGTAGTATTAGATAAATCCTTTTTTGCTACAATTGTTATACTTCCAAGAAGTGAACCAACCTTAATATCATTTACAACATTCAAACTATCTGTATCATTAATATTTACAAGTCTAGACTTTTCAATAATAGTATCATCAAATCCAGTTATGCGTGTCTTTCGATTACCATTAATTTGTTGTGCATGATTACCTCGTATTTCTTCTTCACGATTTCCACCCCTATCACCAGCACCAATTTTTACCAAATGGTCTTTATGTATTTTTTGAGTATAACTCCCTTCTACTTCTAAAATATAATCACCCTTGATTAACTCTCTTACAGTAATTGGACTATTCTTTGTGTCTGTCCCATATGTGATATTAACATTACCAGAAATAGAAACATTAGAACTACCAGCTATAATCTCATAATTGTCACCAATTACCTTTACAGTTTTAGTTCCATTAGGATGTATTTCTTCAAAAGTTCCTGATTTATGTTGAGTAAACAATCTTTCATGTTTTGGAGAATCGTCTATTTCGTGTATATGTCCAGACTCACTTTCATAAACATGATTGTATGGATATTGAGCTGACACATATGGATTAGCATTCTTTTTGATTGACTTGGGATCAGGCTCATTCCAAAATCCACGAGTCTCGTTTACAGGTGGTTCTGATACAGATTTCAAATATGGTTTAGTCGCAGTTGGAATACCTGTTCCATATACATCCTTTTTAGTGCTATCATCATCTACACCTACAGTTGTATCCTTCTTAAGTGGATCACCTCTAAGACGTTGTTTACGACGATTAATAAGAGAAGAATGTGTTTCTGAGGTGGGCCCTTGTGCTAATCTATTAGTATCACTTTCCCCTATCTCATGTCCAGATGGCATTGTATAATCTTCACCATCTACTGGATATGGGCCATTCCACACATCACCAGCATATTCTATTTGTTTTGAATATGGGCCTCTAGGATCATTAAAACCATATCTATTATCAGCTGCTTCATCAGGAATACCAGGCAACGATCCTATAATAAGAGGTTGTTGTTTCTCTTGTGTGTCTCTAAAGAAACCAACAACCCAACCACCTTCAACAAGAAAAGACGGAGTACTGCCCATACCTTGCATAGATGGATCTGTTACAGGATGCATAACATGAGCCCACGGTAAATCTGTAGTTGGAAGTTTCTCTAAATCTTTTGTATGATACCCAAGACAACGAACTCGCACTCTGCCAAGTCTTAATGGGTCATTTCTATCTTCTACAACACCAACGAACCAAGAGAAACCATCTTGACCCATAAAATAACTTTGTTCTGCCATAATATCCCTTTTAAATAATCTTTATGATTATTTATAAGGATTTACAATATCTTAATACAACCACTCTGCCATAGTTTTAAACTCTTCACTTATACCAGAAGCATTTCTACTTTCCATACCAAAAATTGGTTGCCAAGGATTTATCCCAAGATTTCCTGCTAAAATAATTCTATCGTGATTACATTGATGTTCTGGTACAGAATGTCTAATCCAGCCTGGAAACAAAATCATATTACCATTTTTAGGATAAATTATATGTTCGTATAAAGAATCAATAAATTTTAATGGAGCACATTTATTACAACATTCTACATTATATACCCAACTCCATATCTGTGGCCAATGCTCATGAACTTTGGTATAATCTCCCTTGGAATATATCGCACCCCAACAATCGTATGGTATCAAAGGAACTCCCTGTCTTGGAGAATTATCATATGCTAGTTGTACTGCCATATTACATACTTTCATGAAATCTGAATTGGTTTCATGCATATACCAACCCGTCATACTTGCTTGTACATTAGTAGATGACTTTTGAACATCACCAATATCTCTACATACTTGTCCAAGTTTT